TGGCTATTGATAAAGCAAAGGTTCTAGGATGTTTGCAAGAGATCTCAAACTCTCTCACTCGCGTTGAAGCCGAAAGGGATCTCATCAAAGAGATTCTTGAAAAGATGCAGGACGAGTGTGAAATCCCAAAGAAGTTGGGTCGTAAACTTGCTCGCGTTTACCACAAGCGTTCTTATGAAGAAGAAGTTGCCGAACAGAGTGACTTCCAATCTATTTACGAAACAGTGGCTAAATAAGTCTATTGGGGCGCAACTGTTCTTGTTGACGGCACACTCCGCCAGACTGCCGCCGTGAGGGTTCACCTCCTCCGTCCCAACCTTTTATTATGAGAATTTACTATGAAAGAATCGCTCTGGGTCGAACTCTACAGACCACACACTATTGCCGACTGTATCCTTCCTGAAGAATACAAAAATACTTTTCAGTCGTATGTAGATCGCAAGGAGATTCCCCATCTCCTTCTCTGCGGCGGACCAGGTACAGGCAAGACTACAGTCGCGAGAGCATTGTGTGATGAGATTGGCTGCGACTATTTGATGATCAACGGTTCGGATGAGTCAGGCATTGACACCTTCCGAACGAAGATTAAGACTTATGCTTCTTCGATGTCGCTGACTGGTGGTAAAAAAGTCATCATCATTGATGAGGCAGATTATCTGAACCCAAATAGTACGCAACCAGCCATGCGTGCTGCGATGGAAGAGTTTGCAGTTAACTGCACTTTCATCATGACTTGTAACTTCAAGAACCGTATCATTGAGCCACTGCATTCTCGTTGTGCTGTCATTGAGTTTAAACTTCGCAAGGAAGATAGACCCAAGATGGCAATGGCATTCATGAAGCGTGCAACGGAAATCTTAAATAATGAGAAGATCCCGTTTGATAAGGCAGTCCTTGCTGAAGTTGTCAAGAAGCACTTCCCTGACTATCGCCGTGTTCTGAATGAACTACAACGATATTCTGTCAGCGGCAAGATTGATACGGGTATTCTTTCCAGCATTGCTGATGTCTCAATCAATGAACTTGTTAGCGCACTCAAGGACCAAAACTTTGGAGCAATGCGCAAGTGGGTTGCCGACTTTGGTGCCGAAGATCCTGCGCGTGTGTATCGTAAGATCTACGACAGCCTGTATGATGTTATTGATAAGTCTACGATTCCGAATGCAGTATTGATTCTTGCCAAGTATCAATATCAGTCTGCGTTTGTTCCTGACCAAGAACTGAACATGGTTGCGTGCCTCACAGAGATGATGGTTGAAGTGAAATTCAATGGCTGATCTCTTCAAACAAGTTTTGCCGAGCATTCTCCAAACCAAGGAAGATGTAATGCTCACCGACCATGACGAAAAGGAATATTCCCCGTTCATGGTAAACAGAGCACTTTCTTATTATCGAGATACTGTTCTTTTCGCTAATGTGATGAATCAATACCCGAACCTTGACAAAAGGCTGCAATACAATTTTTATAAATACATTATAAGAGCCCAAAAGCGTCCATATTCAAAATGGCACAAGAAGGCATCTAATAGTGATTTGAGTGCTGTCAAGGAATACTATGGATACTCGGATGCAAAGGCAGCCGAAGCATTAAAGATTCTATCTGACGACCAAATCACCGAAATAAAAAAACAATTATATAAGGGTGATTGAAATGGTCGATAAATTAGTAGAAGTAACTCTCGCGAAACAGGACGATTTCCTTAAAGTTCGCGAAACGCTGACTCGTATTGGAGTCGCAGCAAAGAACGATAATATCCTTTATCAGTCTTGCCATATCTTGCATAAACAAGGAAAGTATTACATAGTCCACTTCAAAGAACTATTTGAGTTGGACGGTAAGCCATCCAATATGTCAGAAAACGACACTCAAAGACGAAATACTATTGCAAATCTAATGGCTGAATGGGGTCTTGTGAAACTGGTAGACCCAGCAAAGACTAAAGACAATGTTGCTCCTCTGTCACAGATTAAGATTCTTCCGTTCAAGGACAAGAGTCAGTGGCAGTTGGTGTCCAAATATACTATCGGGAAGAAAAAGAAAGAGGAATAATTTGTGATTACATTAAATGTGCATCGACTTTGTGATGAGTTTGAACTGCCAACATATGGTACTTCATTAGCCAATTGTTTCGACCTTTCGTTCCAGCCGTCTGAGAAAACTGTAAAGGGTTATGATAAACATAACAACCCTATCTCGCAGTATATAGACCCACTTGGACAAATTTCGATCTATCCTGGTGACCGCTTACTCATCCCGACTGGATTAGTCCTAAAGATTAAACAGCAATTTAGTATGGGAAATTTTGCTGATCTTCTCAGTCCTCTTCCTTCATTACAGAACTATAGCATTCGCCTTCACCCAAGGTCTGGTCTTTCGTTGAAGCGAGGTCTGGTTCTTGCTAACTCTGAAGGCATTGTTGATGTCGACTATCAAGAAGAAGTTTTTGTTTTGTTGACAAACATTTCTGCACTAGGGCAGACAATCAAGAAGGGCGATCGTATCGCTCAGGCTGAGGTTGTTTGTAATGTTCCTGTTACATTTGCAGTTGATGCAAATAAACCAGAAAAACATTCTGAACGAGGTGGCGGTTTCGGCTCAACTGGTGTATAAATTATGATTCGTGATGAACTATCGTGGGATGAATTGTTTATCCTACAGGCTAATCTAATAGCCCAGAAAAGTAAAGACCCGTCGACAAAAGTTGGTTGTGTAATCGTTGGTAATGATAATGCCATCTTGTCGATGGGCTTTAACGGTTTTCCTAGAAATATCGATGAGCGTGTTGCTGAAAGATGGAAGCGCCCAGAGAAATATTTTTGGGTCGAACATGCAGAACGCAATGCAATCTATAACGCAGCACGCAATGGCATCAATCTAAACGGTGCTCGCGCCTATCTGAACTGGGAACCAAAGCCATGTGCTGATTGCACTCGTGCACTCATTCAAGTTGGCATTAAAGAAATAATTGGACCTAATCGTGTGTTTTCTGGCAAGGGTGCTGGAAAACATTACAGCATTGATCACGCAGAACAAATGCTTTATGAAGCGGGTGTTCATTCCCGTTATGTACACTTCAACATGGAGTTCGACCCACCATGATTTACATTGTTGATATTGACCAAACTATCTGCAACACACCGGTGATTGATGGGAAGAACAGATACGATCTGTCTAAACCATATCCTGATCGCATTGAGAAGATCAATGAATTGTATGAAGCAGGTCACACAATCATCTATTGGACTGCGCGTGGTTCTGGCAGTGGCATCAATCAGTTTCAGATTACTCATGGTTCGCTGTGGGCGTGGGGCGCCAAGTTCCACGAATTGCGTTTGGGCAAGCCAAGTTACGATGTCTGGATTGACGATAAGGCATTCAGCGACAAGGACTTCTTTGGAACGGTCCAAACCCAAGAATAGGGGGCTGGGTAGGCTTCCAATAGGACCGCTGCAATGGGCTTGCAGGAGGTTTTGCACACCTTGTGCAAGTCATTGATTCCATTAGAGTTTTTTACCTTTACAATTTCACCGAAATAGGCGATAATTGTTGTATGGTAAATAAAAACACTGTTGAAGTAGGTTCCGTCGTGAAGTCGCTCGATTTTCCGAGCACGACGGATTGTTATTATGTCGGTCTCGTGACTGCCATTCTTTCTGATGGCACTTTCCGCGCCAACAAGATCAAGCGTGTGTGGGAGGGTAAGGTTGAAGAGAAGTTCTGGTCTGACACTTTCGTTGCTCCCCTTCCTGGTCAGCACATGTTCGACGATGAGTGGATCGAGCCGCGCATTCAGGTGGTTGCCTAATGAATATCAGCGAAGCAGTCGAGATTATTGAGCAGCAAGCCAAGCGTGACGGTGTTGGTGTTCTTGAACTCCTCGAGACCCTCGACAGGTATGGTGCTCTTTGGTATATCCGAGAAGCCAAGTTGGGTATCGAGTTCCTCACCGCATTCAACATTTTCATGGATGCTGGTCGTAAGATGTTTGCAAAGGTGGAAGCGTAATGACAACTCCCTACTATGAAATGTTCTCTGACGAAGGCAATGCTGTTGTCCATCGTGATATCGTATTATTTGCTCGCGAAGCCAAATTGAATTGGGACAATGTTTATGCGATGCTGATCGATCTCAGTCGAATCGAGAAATATAGCGAAGCCTCCGATACCGCAGTTCGCGAAGCAGTCTACTTTGCTCTTTTTGAGGAGATTGAATAATGCGTACATCTAATGCACAGATTATCTATGATGCTGCGAATCTTGTCAGTGGCGCAGACCATCTTCTCGCGAACACTCGATACGAAAGCCAGTTGTGCGCGAAGGATTGTTATGACCTCGCCGAGAAACTTGAGCGTGCTCGCAATCTTCTTCTCGTGGCTGGCGATCGCAAGTATCAGGCTGAGTTGAATCAGATTCCGTTGCCTGAAGGAGTGCCGTTCTAATGGGATACTTCAAAGACATTGCGATTGATATCGTTACGATGTATCGCGAAGATGGTATGAAAGAAACTGAGATTGCGAAGTCTCTTGGTCTTTCGCTGACGCAGGTTCATGATGTTCTTGCTGCTTATGAGAGTGGCGATATGGATTACAGCGAGACTGATGGTGATGTTGTCTCTTATGACGACTTGGTGCTTGAGCCGAACGACGAGAACTATAATCAGGAGATGCAGCCGTGAGCGAACTTAACTTTGTTGGACTGACCGACGCACAGGTGCGACTGTTCGCCGTCCGCTGCGCTCGACGAGTGCAGCACTTGATGACCGACCCGCGAAGCATTGCCGCGCTGGATGTCGCGGAGCGTCACGCGAAGGGCGAAGCGACCGACGAGGAACTTGCAGCGGAGGCGGATGCGGCGTGGGTTGCGGCAGCGGCACGCTCTGCATTTCTTCGCAGGTGGGTTGCGGCAGATGCGGCGGCGAGCAGGTCGTCAGGGGTTGCGGAGAGGGCTGCGGCAGATGCGGCGGTGGTGGCGGCGATGTCGGCGGATGCGGCGGTGGCTTCGGCGCTGTCGGCGGTGGCGGCTTCGGCGGTGGCGGCGATGGCGCTCTACGAGCAGCAGCGGTGGGACGACAGCCTCGTGCAGGTGGAGATTCTGGAGCAGATCAGAAAGGAGGTTCCGCGATGAGCAATGAAGATAATGAGTTTATGTCCAAGATTGTGTATCATTCTCGCATCTTGGAGAATATGGGTTGCACCGTTGTAGTCTTCACCCCAGAAGAGTTGCGTGGCGCGAATCCTTACCATGTTCAAGACCGTTTGATTGAACTGGGTTGGGAAGTCATTGGGGATATTGCGGAAGATATTGAGACTGAGCGATTGGTAAAACCTTCTGATGAAGATTGGAATTGGGCAATCAAATGACCAATTATCGTAAATCTGTTCTTGCTCCTAAAGAACGAGTCTTGTTCGATCCTCGCAATCGCAAGCACATGCTTGACTTTGCTAAATTTGTAAAGTATAATAGTTGGAGAAATGGATGTATGTATTACTTGGAAGACCCACATACTGATATCCCGACTATGATTCGTGCAAAAATTGCCGATGCTATTATTCTTACCTATGCGGAGAAAGTGTAATGATGTATCTACTGATTGCTATGCTTACATTTAATACTGCGCTTTTATATTATTTGTCGTGGAGTGTGATTGATTATCTGCGATGGCGCCGTTCGTGGGAAAAAGATTGGGAGAAGAATAATGTCAAAGGATGATTTTGAGGTTCTTCCTCGTGGCACGACTGACGAGTTGAAGGTTCTTCGTCAGTTCTCGAAAGAAATGATTGCCATTTCTCGTACTATGGAAAATCCAGTTGGAAAGTGGGAAGAGATGACTTCATTGGTTCGCCAACTTGAAAAGTTTTATGCCCATCATACAGAGAAATATCCTACATGATGATATATTGTGCTGCGCGTTTCAAGCCCAAGAAGAAGCGCAAGGTTAAGGGTGAAGTGGCTCGGAAGTATCGGCGCTCAGAAGCAGTTTCTGGTGTGCTGAGTATTCCGAGTCTTTCATATGGACCTCGTGTTGGTGCTGATGCGGCTCGCTCGCTGAAGTCGCTAGATACTACTATGTGCTACACTGAAAAGCGTGAGAGCCTGAAATACACAGGCACCTTGGTGAAAGGTATTGCTACAATGCATAAGAGCAATGCCGTTCCAGTTATTGATGAAGAGCAGATGAAAGATATTTCGAGAATGCGCAGAGGATAATATGAAGATCTCTATCGGTCGATATTCGAAGAAAGATGACAGGCAAAAGAAATCTATTCGCATTGATCCATGGGATACATGGAACATGGCGCATACTCTTTCTGATATCATTTACCCTATGCTCAAGCAGTTGAACAAAACGAAGCGTGGTTCACCATATACAGATGATGAAGATGTGCCTGAGCATCTTCGTTCTACCAACACAAAACCAAAGAAGAACGAATGGGATATTGATTCTAACCACCACAAGCGTTGGGATTGGGTCATGAAAGAGATGATTTGGGCATTTGGTGAACTTGCTCGAGATCGCGAACCAGATTTCTGCATCAAGAAAGGCAAACACAAGTGGGTCAAGAAGGAAGGTCAAGATTGGAGCGAGATGATCACTCTTAAAGAACCTGTCTATGATTTTGAAAAACAAAAAGCATACTATGATCGCAAAAAGAATGCTTTCCGTTTGTTTGGTAAATACTATGAGAATCTTTGGGATTAATAATGACAATCAACACGCTAGATGTTGTCTCGTTGAGAGACAACTTTAGAAATGCGCAACCATTTAATTATGTAATCATTGACGATTTTTTTACTAGTGAGACTGCCGCTGACATAGCGAGCAGTTTTCCAGCACACAATGATTCTGTGTGGACTGTTTCTTATGACAATCCAGTAGAAAAGAAAAAAGCCTGTTCGCATTGGGATAAGTTTCCCGCGCCAGTTTATTCAGCGATGTTCTATCTTTGTAGTCATGAGTTCGCTGGTATTCTGAGCCACATTACATGTAATTCTTGCATCATTCCAGACTACGGTCTTCATGGTGGCGGGATGCACT